AAGTTCAAAAATCACAGTTGTACTATGTGGATGGTGATGAGGTAATCGCCGTGCAATGTGCAAAAAACTTAACGCTCGGCAATGACACCGAAGAAGATATTGATGTGACATGCCTTGACGATGCAGATGATAACTTTGACCCAGGCAAAATGACACCAGGGGAAGGTACGCTCGGCACAGATTTTGATGATGAAAATGACTCGCACTTAAAGATTCTTGCGTTGTCCAAAACTGATCCACGTAAAAAAGTTATGTGGTATTTGGGTTCAAGCCACTCTGACGCGCCACCCACAATGACAGGTGGTGTTTTAGCTTTGCCACCTGATCGTGCATGGTGGGTGTTTGAGGGTTATTTAAAAGCACCTGAACGTACATTCGAAAAAGGGCAGTTTGTTGGTTACAACTATCCATTGAAACGTACCTCACGCATCAATGAAACAATGCGCACAATTCCTTAAGGGTAGGTTATGGCTAAGACATTAAATCTTAAAAAGTTGCGCAAAGTAACTCAAAGCTCAGCACCTGTTGAACAGATTGTTAAGTGGTCCGTTCTTGTCACTGAGCAGAACATTGATGAGCTTAAAGAGCTTGTTGGTAAGCAAGAAATTCAAATGGATGAATTTCTTGAACTTGACGGGCAGGTTTTCATTAAGCGTCTAACATTTGAAGCTCAACAAGAGGTGTCCAAGGCTTTTGAATGGGATGTTGTGAAAGATCCAGAGAATCCTGAATTAAAAGGTATTGATGGAAAGCAGTTGGTGGCATCTCGTTTGGTTGGTTCCATTTGTGAAGATGAGAAAGGCACGCCTTTCTTTGAATCGATTCAGGATGTTTATATCTCTGAACCCAACTTTATTAACGCAATTTATGAAGCCGCAAATAAGGTTAATAATTTTACGGGAAAGTCACTGAAGAAGAGTTCGACGAAAACGAGTTCTGGTGCGAACTCGTTCTCAACGGAATCGGTGGAAGAACAATCCAAGAAGCAAAAAACACCATAAGCATTTCTGAACTACCAATGTGGAGGGCTTACCGTAAAAAGTATGGCCCTTTCTTTTTTGGAAGAAGAATTGAGCAGGGATTTGGTAATCTTATGGCGGCATATCTAGCTTCTAAAGGCGCTGAAAATGTGAGTGCGTATTCCTTTATGCCACATGAGAAGGAGCCTGAAGAAGTTGAATACAGTGTTGACGAGATGTTTGAAAAAGGATTAGGGAAACTGGCTTAGGTTGGTTTCTTAAGAAAAGCAAAAAGCCCAGCGACTGCAATCGTTGGGCTTTTTTAATTCCATTTGCCCGATAAAACAAAAGGATAAAAACTTGTATGAATGATTTTATCACAAACTTAAATGGGTTGTTGAAAATGACAGCAGATATTTCTATATGGCGATTAGCATTTTTGTTACTAGCTGTGATTGTTTGCATACTTGCTTGGCAATCACCGCAGTTCTTTAAAGCTTATCTTGAGTACAAAAAGCATAAAGGTGATGTGGATGGATGAGTTAAAACCCGAAGAAAAGCAAAAAGCCCGTGACTCGCGATCATGGGCTTTTTTGTGTTCACTGCTTAACAGGAATAAGTGAGAACCTATGAGTAAGTTTACCAAGGGGTTCTTTTTTAATCAATATCAGAATCCCATTCCGTATAACTTCGCATTTCAAGAGTAGCACTAACGTAGCCATTGGTTGTGGTATTTATTATTCGCTTAGTAACTTCAAATTGTCTTGAGCTGCCTTCCATAGTTTCGATTTCCAAGACATCTCCTTTTATGGGGATTTGACCGGGCTCAAATTGAAGAATAAGACTCTGATATTCATCCATCTTATTAACATAAGCGGGTTTATCTTCAACTAAGAAGCTCTGTTCAAGTCTAGCGACAATCTCTTGATTAATAGATCGTGAATTTTCTTTGGATGCATCAACAACTTTTTCTTTTAGATCCTCTGACCATCGCAAATTGTATTGGGTAGTCAAGTTTCCGCTACTTACACTCATGGTCGCTACCTATAATAAATATTTGTAAATTCTAACACTCTAGGTATTGTTTTAATATTCGTATTAAAATAATATTGACTAATAATATTATTTTGATATTATTAAGTAATACCAAAACAATATTACTTGAGGTGACTATGATGGAGGCATTAACAAAGCCAACAAGAGCAAAGGTTCAGTACAATTTAAGAGTTGATCCTGAGTTAATGGAATGGTTGAAAAAAGCCGGTAAGGAATACGAAAGACCGGTTAACTACGTAATTAATCAAGCAATTAAAAATATGCGTAAAGAAATTGAAGGTGCGAAAGCATGAAATCAATAGGCACAAAAAAACCTTGCCAGACTACCAATCAAAAACAAGGTTTTATGTGTCAACAACTTACAGGAAAGTCAACATGACTACTATACAACAAAATCTTTTAAATCCAAACAACCAGCCTTTAGTTATTGGTGAATTTTCAATTCGTCAGGATGAAGATGGACGCTATTGCTTGAATGATCTTCATAAGGCTGGTGGGGATTTGCGTAAGGATCGGCCCGGATTTTTTATTGAGAATGAAAAAACTCAAGAGTTAATAGCTGCAATTGAGGATGAAAATTATGATGCAGGAAATCCTGCATCATGTAAGAAAGCAGTAAATATAATTCGTGGTAGAGGTAAAGAACAAGGCACATACGTTGTTAAAGAGCTGGTTTATTCATACGCAATGTGGATCTCTGCAAAATTCCATCTAATGGTAATTCGTGCATATGACTCTTTAGTTATGGAGTGGATGATTGGTGGTAAACAAACAATCTCACCAGAACAAGCAGGCATTCTTTACAACATTGTCCATACGCGTGCTGGCAACAATCAGAGCTTGATTATGCAAATGTGGAGTCGCTTAAAGAACCACTTTAAATATTCTGCAAGTTATCGAGAACTTCGAGCAATTCATTTTGAAGACGCTAAGCACTATTTGGAAGTAATGGATTTGAAAGGTAAGGCAGAAACTAAAGAGCCTGAGGTTAAAGCATTGCCATACCCGCCAGAAGTAATTCATGTGGCGCAACAGATTTACCAAGAATTTAAGTCAACTCAATACACCTCTTGGTATGTTGATGCTAAGGATGGTCTGTTATCTGCAATGCCTTTGCCGAGAGGTTATTATCCAACAATGGATATAGCTGAATTTGCTAAGAGATTTGATGCTGTTTTAGATTTACTATATGGAACAGATACATTGAGATTGGGTCGCCACTATTTGAGTGAGCGTAAAGCTTAAGAAACAAGAACCTCCTTCGGGAGGTTTCTTTTTGCTCGTAGAGTTAGTATCTTGTTCTAAATTATAAATTTAGGGTGGGTGTAATTTATGTGGATTGTAATTGGTATAATTGTTGTTATAGCCATTATTGTGGCAGTCAAGGCTCAAGATAAACATAAGAGCGATACAGATGCTCAACTATTAAAAAATTTAATGGACGACAATACATCTATGGGCGGAAAGGCAGTTGCTTATAATTTTGATATAGTCGGTGAACAAGCTTATCAAAAGAACCTCTCTAAAATTGCTGGAAAAAAAGAAGAAAAATCCAAATTCATGCGGTGTCATGCAAAAGTTTCTTCTGATCCATTTAATAAGTACGATAAAAATGCAATTAAAGTGGAAATTAATGGGTTGTTGGTTGGATACATAAGTAAGAATGAGGCAGCTCAACTAGCTGGAAGAGTTATAAATAAAACCGTACCTGCGGTGATCAACGGTGGTTGGAAAGATTCTGATAGCACTGGAAGCTATGGTGTTAGGCTTGCAATTAATAGTGTTTATGACTTGGTGTAAGACGATATGGGAAAAATTATATTTTGTTCATTTTTACTTATAGCTTCACTTATATTTAATTTGGCGCAAGCATCTGAGAGTAAAATAGTAGATAAGGGTGATATAGAATACTGTATCGAGATGTCTGAAATTGCAGAGGAAACAATGAGGCTCAGACAAAATGGAGAGAGTTTTGGGGCTTTATATAAAATAAATATGGGTGAGGAAAGCCTGACAAGAGCTGTTAGGGGGATAGTCACCGAGGCATTTAATGTCCCTGTTTTTAAATCCGCCGACGATAAGAATAAAGCAGAAAATTGGTTTCGCGAAAAAATAGTTAGCTTATGTATTAAAGAGTTTGAGAGGCGCCTTTGAATTCCTTATGAATATGGCTGTTTTGTATTCTCATACTTTTTAATCCTGAAGGGGTGTCTGTAAATAATTAAATTTTACTTGATATTTCAAGGGTGTAATTTTTATAAATAAAAACCCCACATTTATTTGTGGGGTTTTTTATTGCCTGAGGAAAAGTTATGGCAACAGCTTCACTGGGTAGACTAACCCTTGATTTAGTCGCAAAAATTGGCAATTTTACTGAGCCTATGGCTAAGGCAGAACGCCATGCAAAGAACGCAAGCAATAATATTGCAGACAGTTTTGGTATTGCTAGTGTTGCAGCGAAAGCACTGGGTGTGGCTGTTGCAGGTATCTCTGTTGGTGGTGTTGTTTCATTTGCTAACCAAACCATGAATGCTGGTAATGAAATTAAGAAATTCTCACAGCTTGCCAATAGTTCTACACGGGATTTTCAGTATTTTGCTAAAGGTGCTGAAACGGCAGGGTTTAGCATGGAGAAATTCGCCGACGTCAATAAAGATGTTTTAGACCGCTTGGGTGAAGTGTCTCGCGGCGAAGGCGAGATGATGGATTTCTTTGAGAGAATTGCGCCTAAAATTGGTGTAACAGCAGCTCAATTTAAGAATTTAAGTGGCCCTGAAGCGTTGCAGGCTTATTACAATGGCTTGCAGAAAGCGAATTTAAGTCATGCGGAGCAAGTCACCTACATGGAGCAGCTTGCTAATGATGCATCTATGTTGATTCCGCTTCTTAAAAATGGCGGTGAAGGCTTTCAAAAATGGGGTGATGCTGCGGAGCGCATGAATGCATTGATGTCTGATGAGATGATTGCAAACCTTGCATTGGCTAAAGAAAATGTTCAGCTTTTAAACTTACAGTGGGAAGGTGCTAAAAACACATTAATCAATGGTTCTATGCCTGCAATACAAGCAACTATTGATAATATGGATGCGCTAACCAATGTGACAATGATTGCAGGTGCATACCTTGCAGGTTCTTATATTCCAACTCTAGCAATTGCAACAAAGGGACTTGTTACAGATACGGTTGCAAAAATCAGCAATATCGCTTCTACACGTGCAAAAACCTTGGCTGATTATGAGGTTGCCAAAGCAAATTTAGCAGCGACAGCTGCAATGGTTAGAGCTATGGGGGTAGCCAATGCGCAAACTGTAGCAATGATGACTAATGCTCGAGCCGCATACCAGCAAGCAGCTGCTGCAAAAGCAACCATGTTTGCAGGTTCAGGATTATTGGGTGTTTTAGGAGGACCGGTTGGACTAGGAATAACAATGGCTAGTGTGGCAGCAGGCTACCTGCTAATGAAAGATGGCGCTGAGAAAGCAACCGCTTCGATTGATATACAGGGAAAATCGGTTGCTGATTTGGTTGTTAAATATAGAGAGTTAAATACTCTTCAGCGTGACAATGAAACAAAGGCTTTAGCTGATCAAGTTGAAGATTTAGGGCTTAAATATCGAGTAGCATCATCTGACTTATATTCCTTCATGGAAGCTTTACCAATTTCTGATGAAAAAATAGCAACCTTTACGAAATTAAATAGCGAACTATCGCAAGGGCGAATCAGTAGTAACGAGTATTACGAAGCGGTTAAGAATGTGAATATTTTAACTGATTCTCAGCTCAGTAAGGTTCGTGGATTGGTAGGTGGGTATGTTGAGGCAAAGAACAAGTTTAATGAGGCTGAAACAGCACAAGATGCTTTAGCAAACTCCATGGGGAGCACTACCCAAAAGGCCAAAGAGCAAGCTGCAGAAGTAGCAGGACTAAGTGAGGAAATAAAAAAGCTACTCGGTACCAATAAAGAAGCAATGTTAAAAAACACTTCTTTGAATGCCATGATTGGAGCAGGTGCTGACCCTAAGCTAGCTGAGTACTTGTATGAGGCACGTAAGGCACAGGGAATTCTCGGAACATCGAAAATGCTTAGCGATGATGTTAGAAAATCGGTATTAGCTCGCTATAACTCTGAGATCGGGTTAAATAAAACTCTTGAAGATCGTGCAAAAATTGAGGAGAGAAATAAGAAACTTATTGAAGCTCAGGGCGATGCGATGAAGGTGAATGCTTTAGTTGCATCTAATGCAGCTAAGGCTAATGCGGAGGCTTTAGAGGCTGCAAAAAATTTACCTAAAGGCTTATTATCTGCTGTAAACATGGTTGAATCTCCTAATAGCAACAACGCTACCAGTAGAGCTGGAGCTGGTGGGCCAATGCAATTCATGCCTGCAACAGCAGATCGCTATAAAGTTGATATTAAAAGTGTCGAGTCTAGTTATCGCGGAGCATCAAATTATCTAAAAGATTTGTTAAAGATGTTTGATGGTGATATCGAGAATGCGCTCAGAGCTTACAACTGGGGCGAAGGAAACATGCAGAACTATTTAAAATATGGTTCTGGTATGAAAGGTAGGGAAAAAGGGTATTTCCCAGATAAACCTATGCCTAAAGAGACTCGCGAATATTCAGGCAAGGTAATGGGCTTCATGGGTGGTGCAAGTGGAGTTTCATTTACAGAAGGTTATTCTTTTGATGATTGGCTTAAAGAGCAGGAAAAATTCTCAATTGAACGTGAAAGACGTGAAAAAGAGCAAGCTGCCAAACAATTAGACCTTGCCAATGCTGTAGCTACTGAGAAAGTTCGCATTAACACCAAACTTGCACAAGATATTAAAAGTATTGAGGAGGCGGGTTTTCCAGAGTCTGAGTCTAAAAAACTGATAGCAGAGTATCAGCGCCGTGCTGATATTGATATTCAAATTGCTGACGCTGCGCAAATTGATAAATTATCCAGTTTTTCTGATTACACCAAGTCTGAAGAGCAGTTGCTTAATGAAAGTTATGCCCGCCGACAGCGCGATTTGAAACTTGATATTAGCTTGACTATTGGGGCATACACCGAAGCATCGGCTCATATTGAAAAGCAGCGTGTTATGGAGCTATCTGTTTTACAAATTTCTCAACAGAAACAGTTGCTTGAAGTTAAAAGAACTTGGATGTCGGCCGCAGATTACGCCCGTGAATACTATGCATTGGTTCGTGAGGAAATTCTGAATACAGCAGAATATTCACCAGAGATGAAAGAGGCTTTGCTTCAACAATCTGTTTCACAGCAAAACTTTGAGCAATCTAGCGAGCGCGACCAAGCAATCAGTGATTACCGCGATGTAATGGGGTATGAAGAAAATCCATTAGAGCAACAGTTTGAGGTTCTGCAAAAAATGCGTGAACTGGATTTGCTGAATGAGGAAGCGTATCAGAATGCAAAACTTGAACTGCAAGCCAAGTCTACAGCTGGATATATGGAAGGTATGCTTGGCGGATTTGCTTCACTTGTAGATGAGAATTCTAAAACCTATGCGGTTTTATTTGCTGCTCAAAAAGCCTTTGCTGTGGCTCAAGCTATGCTGAATATTCCCGCTGCATACTCTAAAGCGTATGACGCTGTAGTAGGAACTCCATATATTGGTCCATATATCGCACCTGCGGTTGGTGCGGCCGCAGCAGCCTTACAGGTGGCTCAGGCCGCAAGTATTAAAGGGGTTGGATTTGCTGATGGTGGTTTCACGGGTTACGGTGGGAAATATGATGTTGCAGGTTTAGTTCACCGCGGTGAGGGTGTTTTAACTCAGGAAGAGATTGCTGCATTGGGTGGACCTGCTGGGTTTTATGCATTAAGGGAGGCTATCAAGAATGGTTATGCAGATGGTGGGATGGTTTTAGATCCACCAAAAGTATTCACTCAGCAAAACTCCAAAATGGAGAACTATGTCGGGCAGGTCAATAAAACCCAACAGCCGAACGTCAACCTCAATCCAAACTTCGTGATTGTTGATGAGCGTGAAAGTATGAGTGATTACCTGTTTAGTCCAGATGGTACAAAAGCATTTGTAAAATTCTTTAAACGTAATAAAGCAGCCTTAGGTGTTTAACCTGGGGCTTTTTTTATGAGGAACAGAAATGAAATTAGTCTTTTTTGCACTTGGTGTCGCAGTTGGGAATTTGTTGTTTTCAAAATACAAGAAGGGAAACTTACCAAAAGGGTTTTCTGAAGGTGGCTATGTATCAAAATCTCAACAAGGCAAGCCAATCATTTACACAATCGATAATCGCTCTGATATTGGGACATATTTAAAAAATTTAGATGATAAGGCGGGGTTTCTTCAGTGTATTAAACGCAATCGTCAAAATTTCATGTAATCCCGTAAATGAGGACAAAATGAAAATACAAACCCAATATGGTGAGGTGCATGTATTAACAAATTGCCCTCTACTTGATTCCACTGAGCGCTTAGAGTTTAAAACCGAGGTGCATGAATCATTCGATGGTAGTGAAGACCGCTACATCCAGCGCGATGCACCAAGACAAGTCCTCAGTTTCAATTACGTGAATATGCAGAAAGCGATGGGTGACATCTTCCATATGCTTTATGCCAACTTGCGTAATCTATGGGGCATTCCATTGCCCCAGTTCAGGCAATTGATTCCAGATATGGTGGACAGTGATTTTATTATCATGGACACGAAAGCACATTCCGCCGACCTCAGAGTCGGCTTTGCTTTAATTGAATCAACAGTGGGCTTTCAGGTTGTTGATATTACTGCAGTCGGCCGATACATCATTACTCAGGAAGAAATTCGAGATCCTGAAACGGATGAGATTCTTCAAGCCTTAGAAACTGAATATCAGGACGGGTTTCGATTAGCTGAAAATATAACGGTATCAAATGCTTCAATCATGCCGCTGCGGATCTGCATCATCGATGGTGATGCATCAATCAGCACTAGTGGATTCTGGTCAAATTCATCCGTGGTGTTTCGCGTACTGGCCGAGGATTCACCTGAGCATAGTGGTGATGCACCAGAGCAGTATCAAGGTGATGATATTTACTTCCAACCGTTGCTTTTGGATGGCGATTCGTTAGAAATGACGCTGACGCAACATCAAAATATTGTCGATGGTGATGTGGGTGGCTTTCAGGATTTTACGCATTGGGCTAAGCCACGCTACCTGAAGCCATTTAAATCTTTGCTGAAAAATTGGAATGAATACAGTGCATATCGTCAGTTTCTGTTTCGCAGAATGGGACGATTTCAAGCCTTTTGGATGCCTTTATATGAGAAGCATCTCAATATTTTAAACACGGCAAATATCACCACCTCACTGAGTACCAACACCAAGTACTTGCTTGAGGCCGATCGCAAGCATATTGCGGTAAAGCGCAAAGATGGGACTTGGACCGCGCATGAAATCACAGCCAAAACGGGTGGCTCTTTAACGGTGTCACCTGCAATCAATGCTCACCGCAACGACATTCAAACGATTTGCTATTTGGGCTTACACCGTTTTGATGCAGATCAAATCGAATTTCAATTTTTAGGTGCACAGATTACACAAGTGACGGTGCCCATTGTGGAGCTATCATCATGAGAAACAGAGCCGAGTTATATCAACTCAAGCATGGTGCACGTGCTTGGTATTTTACGGATCAGCGTAAAGCAATCACTCATGCAGGGATCGAGTATCTGCCGATCCGTGGCCTACAGCGTACAGCCATTGAAGATGAAAGTATTGATAAATGCGATACCGAAGTAACGTTCCCACAAATGCATTTATTCAATGCTGAGGGTGAAGATTTGGCTGCTATCTTTGCAGGCAAGATCTTCTATGGTGGTGTAACCATTACCATCCTTGAACTTTACCAGGGCGAAACACTGGTCCTGCATAAAGGCCGTGTGACGCAGCCAAAGTATGATGAAGATGCAGACACATTGACGCTGGTATGTGAAACGGGAGAATCTTACCTAAATCGTAATATTTTGACACGTAAGTTTCAGTATTCTTGCCCAAACTCAATCTATGACCGCTGGTGCGGACTAAAGTTTGAAGAATGGTCATTTGAGGTTGAAGTGACTGCGATCGATGGCTTAAAGGTTTCTTTCGATGTGGTGCCTACTCAGGTTTTAGATGCAGAAGGCAATCCAATGTTTGAGCAGGTCCCAGTATTGGATGAAGAGGGAAATCCGGTTTTAGATGGTCAGGGCAATCCTACTTTTGAAAATGGAGACCCGATCATGGAAACCAAGAGTTACCCAGATCAATGGCTGAATTTGGGGTTGATGCTGAAAGGTGGTGTGCACACCTTAATTACGACCAGCACAGCGAATAGCTTCACGTTGTACCGTCAACATGTGGGTTTAGCGGTGGGGGATATTTTTTCTGTTGTACCGGGTTGTGATCAATCTAAAAAAATGTGTGATGAGAAGTTTAACAATTGGGCGCGTTATGCCGGGCATCAATTCATCCCGAACAGCAACCCAATTTTTACCCAATTGATTAAGTAAGCGAGGTGTCGAATGGTTATTGCTCCATGGGTTATTTACGCTATGCTGGCGCTGATGGTTGTCACAATGGCTTACAGCTATTACGCCATGCGCAAAGCCCAAAAGAAAAACCAGCAAACCGCCAATCAATTAGACGGCACCATTGCTGATGAAGGTGTGTCATTTTCAGATGTTGCAGGCAGTCCACATATGTATGGAAACATCACCCATATTTGGGGGCATGCGACAACGGATATCAAACAGAAAGGTGGCAAGTGAAAATTTACATGTCCGATATACGAAAATCAGGAATGTGTGCTCGCGGATCGCGGGCATTTTTTTTGGCTCAAGGTTGGGACTGGTCGACCTTTCTTGAAAACGGCATCGATATCGAAATTGTTGAACAAACCAATGATGCCATGGCGCAGCAAGTTGTGGAGTATGTAAAAAATGGGCGGAAGCAGTAGTCAAACAATAGGTCAAAGATACTTCGCCAAACTCACCACCTTTATTGGCAATCCAATTGAAAAGTTGATTGGGGTTAACTTTGATAATCGAGGTTGGATTTTTAAACCGGATAATAATGAAACCTTCCTCCGTATAGAAAGTCCAAATTTATACGGGGATAAAGAGGGCGGGGTTGCTGGATTCATTGATATTCATACAGGAACCGCAGATCAGTTGCCTAACGCAAGTTATGAAAAAGACTTTCCAAAAGTTTCAGGCTATCCATTTCAGTCTTATTTACTTTTCCGTGGATTGGGCAGAGGGGTTTCAGCGGGTGGCGTTATTGGTGAAATTGCAGGAATTATTGCGAAACGACACCACTACAATAAATCGTTTTATCACGGCAACTCAGGTTACATGAAAGAAATGTTGCTTTGGCCACAGCGGGTTCATGTTCGCAATGATGGTCGACCGCAGTGGTATGACAGCAAGGCTGCAATTTTTGCAGGCACAATCAAAGGCGTGAAAGGAGGCGTTAATAGATTTGCACTCATACTCGATAACTCAGGATCGATGAGTGGATCTAAACTAAATGCATTAAAAGTAGCGCTTGAGAATTTGGCTTCTTCGATTGAATCTGGTGTGGTTGCAATTAGTCAAATGATGATTACGATCTTCTCAAGTAGCCATGAAAGTTTTTATGCCGCCAACAAAAATGAGTGCCTTATTATTTTAACAAGGGCAATTAGTGCATTAAATGCGAGTGGATTAACCAACGCAGTACAGGCATTTGCAGATGTACCTGCTTATCTGACAAATCCTGTCACAGGTGATTTAGTGGTTGTTGTATCTGATGGCGAAATGAGTGAAGTAGGCGAAGCTCAGCAAAACATTGCATCAGTGAGTAGTATTGTAAAAATTGCGGGTGTAGGTGTTGGCACCATTGGTAGTCTTGCATCTTTTCATAATATGGAGCATGAAATCCCTATCGTACAGGGGGAATCTACTCAGATCACCGATGCTATTTTATATGTCATTTCAAAAATTCAGGTCAGCTATTTTGACATAAATCCTATCCATAAAATTCGAGAAATTCTCACAGATGATACGGCTATGAATAAGCCTGAGTCCGATATCAACGATGTTAATTTCAAAAAAGCCGCAGATGTGCTTTATACCGAAAAACTGGGAATATCTTGGTCTGTAACAGAGAAGTCATGTCTTGAAGCCATCAATGAACTTTGTGGCCATATAGAAGCGGGTGTGCGGATGAACCGTCAAACTGGTTTATATGAGATGGTCTTATTTCGTGATGATTGGTTTGCAGAGAATGAAGTTCACACACTGCCTGTCAACAAAATTAAGGGTATGCAGCTGGATGGAGCAACATCTGCAGATGAACTGATTAATAAGTTGAACGTGAGTTATTACAATCAAAGTGCGATTAAAAACTCTTCATTTTCAATTGCCGAGAATGCTGCAATTCGGAACTTAAATGGACATGAAAACTCTGATGACGTGAAGTTTCCTTATTTCATGCATCAGCGTAATGCAGCAATAGTAAGTCAGTGGAAGCTCAAGCAGGTATCTACTCCAGTTTGGCAAGGAACTTTCACAACTGGGTTTTATCAGGCACGAAAGTGGAATCGGTATGACTTGCTCAAACTGGAATGGCCAAGACGTTGGAGCGGTACCATTTTAGTTCGGATTATGAAAATCAACTTAGGCACCGGTACAGATGTATCGATTGATTTTGTAGAGGTCGTGCCTTATTCAGGTAATCTTTCTTCAAATATTGTGAATGATACACCTGTAGACACCACACCAAAACCTCCACAGCCTGCATTGTTTAAGGCTTTTGAGTTGTCCTATTTAGAAGCAGTGCAGCTCAATGGGCAGAAAGCTGTGGACGAGGCTCTAGCTTATAACCCCGATGCAGGCTATGCGGCGGTGATTGCTCAGCGCCCACAAAGTAATTCATTAAATGCTCTGATGTATACAGATATTGGCAATGACTTTGAGCGAGCAGGTGCGATTGTATATAGCGAAACAGCTGAGTTAGATCAGAGTCTTTCAAAAATGGATCATGCATTTATTGTAAAAAAGGCTGGTGATATCGACATGGTTAGCACAGGTACACAAATTACCGTAAATAACGAAATTATGGTCTATCAATCCTATGATGAAGAGACAGGTTTGCTCACGGTAAAACGTGGGGCGTTAGATACAGTTCCTCAAAATCACTTGGCTGGGAGTATTTTGTATTTTGCAGATGATTTTATCACGGTAGATCCAACGGAATATGTCACTGGTGAGATCATCAATGTAAAAGCACTGACGACTACTCCAAGTGGTATTTTAGGGATTGATGATGTTGATATGCAGCAAGTTGAAATCAAAGCACGTGCGATCCGACCTTATCCACCAGCGAATGTGAAAATCAATGACAAGTATTGGCCTGCTTATTTTGAAGATGATTTTACACTGACTTGGTCTAATCGAAATCGGTTACAGCAAACAGGGGGTGACTTTAT